ATGATGGTCTCCTCGTCAGAAACAGCCTTCGTCCCCTCCGGATGAAATTCTACTACGTAGTACTCTTCCTCACCGATGGTTACAGTTGAAGCGGATACGTTTACCTTTCTCTCGCTCACGTCGTTTTCTCCGTTCTGGGAACGATGGGTCACCTCTCCCGTGTGGTATAATAAGCATAGTTTACCATGAATGAAGCTGGAGGTCAACATGCTCCTGTCTCTGAAAAGTGACTTCATTGATTACTACGACAACAAGTTTGACACCGTAGAAAGGATACCGCACATAGCTTTACACAGGATCAGCAGGAGGTTGACAAGAGACAGCGCACTAGAATACCTGTCTAGGAACAAAGACTCTTTGCTGTTCAACAAGGTTGTACCACACGGGAAAGTTACGGTGTTCGATAATTCTACCTTAGTGGTGTATACTGACATATGTGCTGCTAATGGTGCGGGTATAGAGAAGATGGACAGCAACAAGGCACAGATACTGCATCCCGATAAGTATGCTTCTCTTTTTTTAGACCCCGGCGGAAAATCTGTTAAGCACATAGTAGTTGGAACTAAGAACTTCTTAGTTGAGTGGAAGTCTAGAAACAACTGGAAGTCTGACGTTGGTGATACTAACAACAAAGTTATCCGTATATGGGAGGCAGAATACCACAGAGAATTCCCCATGTACAGCATAACATACGTCGAACACCAGAAAGAAAAGATAGCTGTCAGACTTAACCTAGCTCCGAGGCTTCAGACACTAGAACGCTACCTGAAGCAAGAACAAGTAATCAAGGAACTGAAAGGATTCTACAGTGACAATACAAGAAGCTCAAGCGGTGATAATCCCCTCTAACGCTCGCGGGGTGGTCTCAGGGCACAGCATGGCCATGGGCGCAGTAACGTTCCCCACCGCGTTTCAACAGTACCAGAACATGTGCAACCAACGTGTGTGGAGAGAAGATGCTGTAGGAAGGGTACGGTGGAGAAGCACCCTTGAGCCCGGAGACTCACTGGTATTCGTAGACCTAACACCCGATGACTACAGAGGTGTGCTTGAGTCCATCACAGAGGCTAATCCTGAGAAAGATGAGCTACACCATATGTACAGGGAGAAGCAGAAACATGTCTTCTTTCCCATCGTCAAGACACGCCCAGATAAGAAGTTCTCTATCGACAGCTTCAAACGATCCATGAAGCGGATAAAAGAGATTGCTGTTCAGGAAGCTATCACTGAGATGCTTCTACTCGACGACCTAAACGACGACACCCACACTGCTCAAGTTAGGCAGATACTAGACGACATGTTCGAGCAGGACGGCATACACGTAACAACTAAGTGACGGCTGGAGGCAAGATGGAGAAAAGCCTGATGATCATGGTTCAGAACATAATAAACGACGACGACCTAGATTCTGTGACACTGAAAGAATTCAGGTCTGTACTTTTACACGTCCAAGACTTGTTTACTAACCTAGAACAAGAAGAGGAACCTGAAGTAGACGACCAGTCTCTGTTCAAAAAGCACGTACTCTGATGAAGCTCAACTACTACTCAGAAACTAACACTAAAAAGCTCGGGGAAAGTCCTTACCTGAGCCACTACCCAAAGATTGTGATGCAATCTCTAGATGACCTATCTTCGATCCATGTCATCTCAAACATGGTTGAGTATTTCTCCGCAGAAAAACCCCTGTGGGTAACGTGGGATTCTGTTACCCTAGAGCCAACTGCCGCTTTTACTCAAGGAGAGGGCGGCGTGGAGCTTGGGCGCGACTATGATACTCTAGTGATAAGCTTCAACAACACCAACGGTATAATCCACAAACAGATACCGCCACCAAAGTTGACGTACCTAGGAGGAGGCACATTTTCGTGGTCTAGCTCTTACCTTATCCCAAGTCGGTTATACAGGGCGCGGTCTACAGATACGTCCGTTCCCCCAGATGACAGCGAGTTTTCCGTACAAGCCGAGATAGACGGCACTGCTGTTCCGGGTGGTGGAGTTACATATACTACCATCATCCCGCCGTCGCCCGTTTTCACCTACTTCTACTATGTCAGAAACAGGAACGGTAAGTCAAACATACTGGCCGTAGCGCCGCAGTAACGAGGTGTGTCTTGTCCAAAAAGGGCATCAGTCTAACAACAGTACTCAAGAAATATGACCTCAACCCAGAACAGAAAACAGCAGTAGAAAGCATACGCAACAACAAGATAACCGTGATAACCGGAGTAGCCGGTACATCAAAGACCTTCACATCAGTCTATGCTGCATTGAAGCTCATCACAGACAACTCTAACATAGAAAAGATCTCCCTGACTCGACCGATGGTGACAACAGAAAAGGTTGGCTTCCTACCAGGGTCGTTGTCAGAAAAGTATTCGCCCTTCCTCTCACCGATGATGGAGTTCTTCAACAAGTTCGGAGACTCCGGTGAGAACACTTACACCTCTCTTCTGGCCGCCGGTAAGGTGATAGAGCGACCACTAGCTTTTCTGCGCGGGGTAACCATAGCAGACGAGATAATGATCCTCGACGAAGCCCAAGACGCTACCCCAGACCAGATGCTCATGGCACTGACTAGGATAGGGGCATCTGGCAAGCTTGTGATCACGGGGGATGAAGATCAGAGTGACCTGGAGTTTGTAAGTGGTTTGGATAAAGTTGTTGCTCTGTCCACAAAGCTACCTTACATACAGCACATCCACATGACAGAGAACATGAGAGACCCCCTTATCCAGGAGATACTAGATAACTGGTGAGATATATGCTATACTGAGCAGGTATGCTTGAGACATTACCACCAGGCTTCACCTTAAACCTAGATAAGTTTTACATCAACCCAAAGGGTACGCTGCCCCTGGTCGATTCCACCTATGACCTGGGGCTTATCTTTGGGGCGTTCGTAGAGGGCGGCGTACACCACATGTCCAGCTCTGGAGGAAAAACCTCGATAGGGTCTGTTCGATGGTACATACCAGAGAAGGAGTTCGAGTTTGGGAAAACCTTGGTAGAGGCTATCAAGTCTACGACCGGACTAGACGCAGCATACCGCTACCATGTCCCAAGAAACAGGAACAGGTTTATAGTGATATGCTACAACAACGCACTGTCAAGATTCTTCGAGGAGTTCGGTCAGGGCAAAGAGAAGCATATCCCAGAGAAATACCTAGTCAACAACCAAGACTATCTTCGCGGTATCTACGACGGCAGCACTTCTGTTATGAGCCAGACCAGAGATAAACCGTTGGTAGATGCACTGCTCGAAGACATAAAAGTATATCTAGATATTGACACCAAGTTTCATTGATGTTATAATTACCTAGTGCAGATATTCATAGTAGATACATCGTCAGACCTTAACGTATTCTTCCAGAAATCAACCCCAAACCTACCATTCCTCAACACTAACCTGCTCTCGTTCATGAGAGACGGCTTCACTAGGCAAGCATCCATCCACAACGAACCCGTAGAGGTATTCTTCCCGGATACCTGGGAGCTAGATTCGCACGAGAAGAAGTATGACGGCAACTACTCCGAGTACCTGAAAGATGAGTATAACTTAGTGTTCCTGCTCAGCCTTACAACAGTACTTACTGGAAACATATCCCGGGAGGATGTAGCTGTACTGAAACAGCACCCAGACACTGCTTATTTTAACAACGGCGTTGTCGGCGGCTACATCAAAGGCGAGATGCCGACGCCTACGGAAGATTCTTCTCTTTTCGCCGGATTTTGGCCTGTTACAGAAGATAATTTTCTTAAGATAAACCAAGAACTGACCGCACAGCTGTCTGCTTCCAAGGCTGTGAACGACAACATAACAACCTTCGGAAACCCGGTTATACTATCAGAAAGCTTGTGGAACTCTACGATCTGTGCCCCGTCGTTCATCGGGGAGAATGTCTCCATACATAACTCATACATCGGAGCTGGTAGTGTCATAACAGGCAACACAACTATCTCTAACAGCAGAATACTTCACTCTTTCATAACAGATTCATCGGTAGAAAATGTCAAGCAGATGGAAGGCACCCTAGTAGCGGGTGGCAGCCGTCTCAAGGGCGTGTCTCTATCAAAGAGCCGCGTTCCTTATGGTTCAGTATTGGAGGGAAATGTCTAGCATACGATTTAAGAACCTTCTTCCTATGGGAGAAGATATCATGGAGGACTACCTTGATAACGACCTGAACATGAGTGAAATTTCTAAGAAATATCACGTTCATTACTCTAACTTGCGGCGTTACATAAAGTTCCGCATAAAAGAGATGGGTATCGAGGAAGAATTCAACATACAGCACGTTAACCAAGAAGATTTCCCATACCTAGACATAGGTGATACATTTCAGTTTGCTGAGTGGCTGACTATATGGCGTATAATAAAGCTGAGCAAGAAAGACGGGGATCTGGTCTTCGAGATGATACCCAGCAAAACTAGAAATCCTGTGAGACACTGGATAAACGACGAGCTTGCTGAGCAAGAGGGATAAGATGCCAACCAAGAAACACAAAAAGATAAAAGAACTTGGCATAGGTGCTGACGTCATCAGAGATGTGGTAGATAATGCTATGTCTCTACAGAAGGTTGCTGAGAAGTATGACCTGAGCTACACAGAAGTTCAGAGGTTCATCCGAGACAACAAGATGAACGTCTACGACGACGAGCAGCTAGAGGCTATCGCCATGTCTGAGGAGTTCAACCCGCTTGGCGTAGTTACCCACTTCTTTCAGTCGGTTCACCATGCGTCCAAAGAGCTGGCGTTTACCGGGATACTTGCACAGATGTTCCGAGAAGAGCTGGCCAAGAAAATCTCTGAGGTTGGTGTAGAGGGGATAGCAAACTCTCCTAGCGCGGCAAAGCTCGTGAAGAACTGGCAAGATAACGCTAACAAGCTGACGAAGCTCGTAGAACTATCCCCTAAGCTGCTCACAGCCTACATAGATCTTTTTTCTCAGGTGCTAGATGTACAGAGGGAAGTATCTTACGTAAAACTTATCACAGACCTTCTCAGGAAGGAAGACCCAGCCCTCTACAAGAAGATACAGAAGGCGCTCGACGCTGACCCGACAGCTAAACGTGTATTAGATGCACTAGCACGTGAGGACGTTCTCATGTACTGGGACTCAGACACTGGACAGGTAGTCAGAACAAGAGTTGAGCTAGAAGACTCGCTGGAGTCTTAGTATGTCCAGAGCTAAAGACGCCAAAATGTCAGTCACCTCTGCCTGGGGTGACTTGATCGGTCGTGCCGAACACATAGCCGACGAAACTAAAGGCGGCTCGATATACCGAGTACAGCCTGTTGACCTAGAAACCTTCGTCACGAGTCCGGACTACCTGGGTAGAGATATGTGGGGTATGAGTGATAAGCAGAAGGAGTTTATCGAGGCCGCTACTGACTTCGAAAACGGGATAACATTCTTTGTCTTGATGGTTGGTAAGGGTGCCGGTAAGAACTGGGCTTGTGGTATTGCATACCTGTATGCGGTTTACAAGCTTCTGTGTATGCACGACCCACATGCTTACCTAGAACACGATGACGCCAAAGCTATAACCCTTCTCAACGTCGCTATCAACGCGCTGCAAGCAAAGAAGAATTTCTTCGACCCTATGATCAACACACTAAGGGGTGCTGGTCGCAAGGCTTTCAGGGATTTCGGGTTTGACCCAGATACTGATATAACTACATCTCAGGTTATATTCCCTAAGAACATAGAAGTTATCTCAGCCAACTCTAAGGGTGGTGGTATCGAAGGATACGACGTACTCTTCGGCATCGCAGACGAGGTTGACGACGTTGAGTTCTACGGTGTAGAGAAGATTCTTGACACGCTCAGAACATCATCTCAGTCCAGGTTCAAGGGTAAAGAAAAGGTTGTAGCTATCTCTTACCAAAGATACTCTGGCTCATCAGGCAAGATCGCCCAGCTCTACAGCACTGCTATAGGATCAGCGCACATATATGCTAGGCGTTATGCTTCCTGGGAATTTCACCCAGCAAGAACACGAGAAGATTTCCAGACGTACTTTGACGAAGACCCTGAGAAGGCAGCCTGTATCTACGGGTCAGAACTTATGGGCAGCTTCGTGGACTCGTGGATAAAGGACACCTTGAGGATAAAGAACGCCATGAACTGGGAGCGTAAGTGGATTCTTGACTGGCCTCTTCCTTACGACCCAGACGAGATAGGTTCAGAAAAATGGAAGGCTAAGCTTGCACACCTAGAATGGCAGGCGCAACCAGCGTCTGAATACTCATACAGGGATAACTCGGGTGTCATACACACCTTAGACCCGTATGACTTACCTATACGTGTGCCTGGAGACCCCAACACGGTTTATGTCTTGTGCGGCGACCCGGCGGCTGGCTCTGAAAAGAACGGCGGTGACGGCTACGGAGTAACGCTAGGCCACAGAGAACTAGTAAGGGTGGGGGACTTCGAGTACCCCCGTCCAGTTATAGATTTTTCATTCAGGTTCATCGGCAGGATGTTTCCAGAGGGGCAGATTCAGATGTCTGCTATGGAAAACTTGATATCTAAACTGAAAGATAGGTATGGTTATAACATACAGTACTTTTCGTTCGACGGATGGAACTGTCAGGTGATGGGGTCTAGGGTACTAACTCCATCAGGGTATAAGCTGGTAGAGACATTGAAGAAACATGATGACGTAGTAGGAAATAAAAACATCAATAAGGTAGTGGAAACAGAGGTAAAGCATGATATTCCGACTAAAACCATCAAAACCGACATAGGGTTAGAATTCACAGTAACCAGTAACCACCCCTTGCTGACGAAAGATAACAAGTGGTTGCTCGCAGACCAGCTACAGCCAGGAGACAAGCTGAAGCTGTTCTTAGGTGACGACCACTTTGGGACGACGCACGATCTAGATAAAGCACTATTCCACGGAAAAGATGAGAACGACCACGTGCCAGAGTGGATATTCGGAGCTACGGAAGAAAGCATCGGTATGTTCTTAAGCGGCCTCTACGAAAGTAAGGGTAGTGTCGTCGTAGATATAAACGGCGTAAAAAGCCCTCATGTAGAGTACAACACCTTAAGCGAAAAACTCTCCAAAGAGGTGCAGCTGCTTCTTCTACAGCTGGGGATAAAATCATGGAGAACATCTCTAGGAGAAGACTACAGTATACTGATCTACGGAGAAAGCCTAGAGTTATTCAGGAATCTAGTAGGCGTCAGATCAACCGAAAAGCTGTCAAAAGCTTTAGTGACAGAAGGGTCTAGATGCAACTGCCCAGAGGCAACAGTAACGTCTGTTGAGGACTCTGTGTCTAGCATAGTACACATGGAAGTAGACGGAGACCACACTTACGCTGGCGAGGGGGTTGTAAACCACAACAGCCTACACCTGACTCAGTGGATAGCTAGAACGTATCCCGGTGTTATTGTTCAGGACGGTAACATAGTTCAGACTAAAGACTATACCGCACTGAGGGATGCTATCTTCGGTGAAGCTCCGCCTACAAGCGGTCAAGGTGAAAAAGAAACTAACGGCGGCATAGATATACCATGGAACCCAGTGTTATTCGAAGAACTTCGTAACTTGCGGGAAGACAGAAGCAAACCTAAGATAAAGGTGGATCATACTTCTACTAGTACTAAAGATATTGCCGATACTGTAGCAAAACTAGCTTATATAACTATGTATGCTTGGCCGTTTATAGACACTGTTCTGCACTCTGTTGGGCAGGAACCTCCCCTCTCGGGAGTAGACCCACAGATGCTAGATAGGCTGAGGACTAACACGGCGTCAGAAGAAGATAAGAAAGTATACTACGAGGCCGTGGCATCAGATGTAGTAGGATTGGGGTTGTTTAAACGATGAGCGAAGCAGAGGAAGCTCGTTTTCGCATAGAGCAAGAGATAGACAAGATAAAAGATGCCAACCTGCAAGATTTCTTGAAGATGGCTATAAATCACTTCCCGGAATACTTCTGGACGGCACCAGCCTCTGCTGGCAAGTATCACTACCCCGATGAAAGAGAACGAGGTGGGTTAGTACTGCACGTCAGGCGTTTATGTGCCCTTGTTCCTGTCTTTACTAGGATGCATGACCTCAACATGTGGGAGCAAGACATCCTCTACGCTGCGTGCATACTACACGACGCATTCTCGCGTGGAATACCCCCGAACGACGCTACGTTTTCTCTGCCGTTCCACCCGCTGCTGCCACGCCAGCAGTTCCCGTTTAACGGTGTGGCAGACAGATACATACCCTCCAGCATCTACGAGGAAATAATGGAGTGCGTTGAGTCGCATCTAGGCAGGTGGAGCCCAAGCCCATTACTCCACAGCAAAAGAAAGCTGCCGACGATCTTTCAGATGATAGACCACATCGGCAGCCGTCCTAACATAAAAGTAGAACTCTAAGCCGGAATTATAAGACCAGAGTCTTCTTGTGCGCTTTGCTTCTTTGCATCTCTGTAAGAAGAAAGAAACGGGTCTAGCAAAAACGGTGTGATACCGCTGAGGTACGTGGTGAACTGCAAGAACGCCACTACCTCTTCTTTTGTCAGGTATTCGTCGTCTACTAGCTTTTGCAGGTATGTCTCAAGGTTCTCAGACAGAACCTCGACCTGCTCATCGGTAGGGAATGGCATCGGTATCTGAAGGTTGAACCCGTATGTGTTACTCATCATCTTCCTCTCTTTCTTCTGTTATGTCTAAGTACTCACTGCCGGATTTCTTGTAGAAAGCAGACGCGGCTAGTGGCAAGGTGTGTGGGTAGTTTCTGTACCCGGCTTTTTTAGTGCTTACTACGGTTACTGTGTTGTCAGTAACCTCTTTCACTTTATACTCGTAAGAGTATTTACGTCTAGTAACCTCGTTTCCAAGTATATCAGACATCCTGTATACGATATCACCAGGTTCCATATCAGTAACCTTCTCGAACACTGGTACTTCTGTGAGGTTAGCATCTTTAGCAGCGGCTTTCCTAGCTGCTTTGCGCTCTTCGACCTCCAGTCTCTCTTGCTCCCGAGCCCAAGGACACATCTTTGGTCTCCGACCCGGGCCGGTATGTGGGAACACCCCACCGCAGTGTGAACACGGCAGCATGATATAGGTGTCGTCCGGAGCTGGGTCTCCACATCTAACCATCCGTGACTTCCCTGTGCAGCAAAACTAGGTTACTTACGTCGTCGAACATCTCCTTGTTACGTACCTCGTCGTCACCGAACGGGAACAGGTAAACCAACATATCCCTGTGAGTCTCAGCGGCCTCGCGTATGATACGCAACCCATCTCTGACTAGATCCTCGTCCAGAGCACTCTTGTAGTGTTCTCGGTCAACTACACCCATTATGTTAACACCAGCACGCCGGAAGATGGGTGCAGGAATCTCTTCTGACAACATATAGCCGAAATACTTAGTCATCTCTGGGTAGGCATCAGCGAGCATCTTGGCGTCTTCATCTATCACTGCTACATGACCGTCTTTGCGGATAAACGCAGTTATAGGTACGACTACAAGGTTGTCAGCTCCTGTGTAGTTAATCAGAGGCTCATCTGTAGTTGCGCTCATCATGGTAAACTCTCACTCCGTTCTCTTTCACAGCTGTAGGCGATACCATAACTATCTCAGCTGCGTCAGGAAAATCAATCAGGTTGTCAACTCCAACATAAGTCATGCTGCTCTTAAGCCCATCCGAAAACTCGTCTAACAGGTCGTATACAGATTTATCCTCATACGGCACAAACCCAGACACACCTTCTATGAACGAAGAACCGCCCTTAGCTTCTGAGCTAGCTTCCCCGCTGTAGGGCTTGTACCAACGGTCACCTATCTTTACTGGTTCGTTAGGAGTTTCTCTCGCTGCCGCTAAGGTACTTCCGCACATCACAGCGTCTGCACCTAAGGCTAGAGCCTTGCAGAAATCACCCGGAGTGTTAACCCCACCGTCAGAGATTATAGCAGCAGATACGTCGTACTTACGCGCTTCAGAGATCAGCCAGGCTTGCGGTGTCCCAACCCCTGTAACTTGTCGTGTGGTACATGCCGACCCACTTCCCACGCCTAGCTTGTAGATCGTGTATGTATCCTTGCTGTCGTCTTCTCTGAGCCTAAGCATAGGAGCTTTAGGGTTTCCAAAATTCCCAACGATAAGCGGGTACTTACCGCTCCAGTCGTGGAAATCTGGGAGGATAGCTCCGTTGGCTATATCTATAGAGATAAAGCAATGTAAGTTTTCTAGTATATTCCTGTACGAGATAAACTCAAACAAGCTCACGGCTATGCCGTACTCTATCCCCTCGTCATAAAGCTCGCTAGCAACCTCAACCCTTTCGTAGAATGAGTTTCTGCGAGAAAACACGTGCATACCCCCAGCGTGATACATATGCTTAGCAAAGTCTAAGTAGATTCCTCCGTCTAGAACATCGAACGCCGCCATGCTAGCAGACAGCAGGGGTAGTGGAAGCTCAATATCGTGCAACATACCAGTTGTATCAACATCGTGCCTGCTTTTAACCTTAGAATAGACAGCTGGCATTATAGCTATGTCATCAAACGTAAATGCTACTTTAGGTGAGCCCATGCTACTCCTTCCAGGTCTAACCACTCGACAGCCTTCGTTTTTATCACAGCAGCTAAGTCAACCATCATAGCCTTGTCCACAGATGCACCACCCAGGTACGCGGCTTTCAGGTAGTTATACGTTCCTATAGTCTGCGAGTACGGGTTAAGCTCTGGTCTCTTCTGTGACTCTTTTATAGCTTGGATTGTTGGCCTAAGCTCTCCCTTCATAAATAGCCTAGCAAGGTTGATGCTGGCTTCCTCGTCTGGCAAGCCGCCTAGTGTGGCAGAGAAAGTAGCGCTTGTGATAACCCCTGATTCGTCAGAAGCAGCTATAAGCTTCTCTAGCAGAGAATAAACCTGGCGGAGAGACCCCTCCGACTGCTCGACGAGTGTCCAGAAGTCCTTCCTGTCTTCCACAACTATGCCGTACCTATCCAAGACCCTGTTGACAGCTATGCCGATCTCAGACGTGCCTGGAGGCGTAGTAGAGTAATGAAGGCATCTAGTGCGTATAGTCTTCAGTAGTTTTCCAGGCTCGTTAGTAAGCAAGATAAAATATACATTTTCTTGTGCTGTTTCTAGTGTTCTCAGCAGGGCAGACTGGCCGGGGTTGCTGAGCTTATGAACCTCATCAAGTATAAACACCTTGTTTTTAGCAAACAAGGATGTGCGCATAGAGGACTCTATCAACCCACGTATGACATCTATGCCACCGTCACTACCACAGTCCACCTCTTCTACCTGCGCTTTAAGCTCTGTTGCGATGATATGGGCTAAAGTGGTTTTGCCGGTTCCAGTGTCCCCGGTTATGAGAAGGCTGTGGTTCAGTTCGCCGTTCTCAAGCTGCCTCTTGAGTGGCTCTGTGATATGGCTGTTGCCTATCACTTCCTCGAAGGTTTTGGGTCTCATCTCCTGTGCTAGGTTCACGTAGGTATCCTATCATCGTTCATTATGAGATTTATTAGTCCTCCTTGTGATGCTGAGAGATAGTCCACGACAGATGGGCGTCTTTTTCCAGGGGCGGTAGAAACGGTAACGAGGTTTCACTCTGGTCTGGTGCTGGGATTAGTCGCTGTCCTTGAGCGTCTGGATAGTCGTTTAAAAACTCCAACCACCACTTAGCCTCCTGGTAGTTGTTAACCTGCAAGAATAATTCCCCAGGCATGTCACGCATCCTCACAGCTACACACCCGTAAGTCCCGTCTCCTGTGTTGCTCGCACTGAGTTTACCAAACGGAGCCTCCCCGTCTCTGAACTCCATAACCGTGTGCGAGGAAAGCATATAGCCGTTGGGCATCTTCCATCTCATGGTACTGCCTCCGCAGGTAAGAAGTATACGTTAGAGTACAAGATATTAGTTATACCAGCAATAGTGATAGTCTTAGTAGAAAACTCGTTCAGCCAGAACTCAGCTTCCTCTAGTGTGTCTACTGGATAGTACAGAGTACCTGCTTGTGCTAAGGACTCAAACGCAGCTCTGTGGTGGTAAACGATGGTACCAAACTCGCCAACAGCAGGCAGTGCATTCCTCTTAGCGATTATGCTGTAGTCGTCTTCGTTGTCTCCGAACGGGTATTTAAGCATGGTGCCCTCACAACTAACGTGCCTCGGCCACACGTGGCAGCCGAGGCATTACTCTAAGTCTCGTAACTATCAGAACTGAATGCTATAACCCAACGACGCAACCGGAACGATGCTGACTCCGCTGAACCCAAAATCTCCTCGGAACAGAGCACCTGCTTCGAACTGTAGGCCGTTATCGCCGCGAACCCCAAGGGTAGCGGTTCCTAACCAGTAGAAGTCAGAAAATCCCCAGTCAGTACCAACGCCAGCACGCGCCGCTACGAACATCGCTGCATCACTAGCTTCTGCTTGTGGGAAGAAGGCTCTTACACCGCCGAAAACAGTCCCAGTGTCCATGGTCGCCCCAGCGCCAACAAGAAGGTCTACAGAGGGGCTTACTGAGAAGCCGAACTCTCCTGTCAAGAGCGGCTGAGCTTGTACAGTGGGGGTGAAACCGATGTCACCAGCACCTACCTGAAATGTGAAGTCGTTAGCGAAAGCTGCGGTAGCAAACGCTAGGACAAGCGAAACGATAAAAATCTTAATCTTAAACACTAATTATCCTCCTTAGGAATGAATAACACTTAATTATACTATGTGTTCTATCTTCTGTCAACCGTCGATACCTGTTAGACCTCTGAGGGCTGCACTGTATGCTATAGCCTCCCGACTCTGGTGGATAACATCAGCCAAGGCGTTGTGAGCTTGGGTAGTGTCTCTTTCTACTTCTAGCAACGGAACCCCGGCGTGCCTAGCAACGTCTATCAACGTTCGAAGGTCGCGTCTCTTCCAGAACTGAGAGAAGGGGTTCTGTGCTCCTGTTTCCCTGTAAAGCCTGTCTAGAAGACCAAAGTCAAAGTCTATACCGCGAGCCCACGGGATCACGCCCTTGTTGAGGGTGACCCACGAATAAAGCTCCTCTAGCACAGTACGCATCTTTCTAGCTTCTTTATCATACACGATATCGAAGAATATATCCCTCCTGTCCGTACCCAACCACCACTTCAGAGTACCTGCGTCTACCCTTCCGTAGGTAAGCGCGTCTGACAGGTCTATGTTCCTGTGGAATACGTTTGCCGTATCTATGTCTCCGCCGCGTAAGTCAAACCGTACTGCCGCTACCGAGATAACAGCAGCGCTGTCTGTAGCGGTGCCTAGTGTCTCTAGGTCTACCATCACATGCTTCAAGTTGGTCTCCATTTCTTCCCGAATCCTACGGGCAAGCACGCCTCTCCGTCATCTTCGAGCAGTGCTTTAAAGTCGTTGAGTGGTAAGTATCCCCACCCGTTTCTTCCCCAATCAGCTCCCCATGAGTTTTTCAGACGTATCGTTCCTTCCCTGAGGTTGACACCATCAACAAGATAGGCATTGCTTCCTACAACCTCACCAGTGGCCTCTATATCCCCAACTTCTGGGACAGTCGTCATCATACCACGGTGCCACTTAGTGCCAACAACCACAGGGCCGTAGAGGAGAAGATAGTTAACCAGAACATCTACATCGGTTGTCCAGTAGTAGCTACGTATCACCTTGCTCTTCCTGAGGAGCTTAGCACCGCCCCTGATGGTCGCCTGACCAGGAGTAACCTCACCAGCTTCGAAAAACTCGTATGGAGAGATATAAAACCCGGCTTTAGGAAGCTTCTTAGCCCGAGAATCAAACCAGAAGCTCCATGCTAGCCCAGGAGAGTAAGGCAACCTTGCGGTTGATTTAGGCTGCCGCGTACTAGGCCAGTAAGAGGTCTTCTTATAGGTCTTCTTGACCAGAACCTCGGCGTCAAACAGGGCATCACGCGGGTCTTTCACGTGTACGTAGCCACTTTTTATCATGGTGTCAGGTTTCTTAAGAATGCTTGGTAAGAACTTTTTGGCTGAAGTCCGTGAAATACTTTTTCTTGCCCGTTTATGCTCATGATTACAGTAGGCACCGAGGTTATCTTGTAGTCAACCATAACCTTAGGGGCAACATCTGCGTCCAAGTATACGAACTCTACGTCGTTGTACTCGTCAGACAGGCTTTCCATCATAGGGTGAAGGAATTTACACGGCGCACACCAGCTTTTCGCTCCAAAATACAGTACATGGTTAGGTTGAAGTGTGGGAGGGATTCCGTCTAGTTCTTTCATCTCTTATCATCTCCAGTGCGTTTTCCGCAAGTTCAATATCTTCAGGGTGAGTGTCTATGTAACGAGAGATCAACCTCTCTGCTATCTCATATGGATTTTTGTTGTAGTGTTCCCAGAACTTCTCCTTTCCCCAGCTGTGCCTCTGGTAGAGGTGGATACCGTGGTCAAGCGGTAATGCACCGAAATCGAACTTGTTTTTCCGCCCTCCGGAAAACTTCCTGAGCAACGACTCGTGGTGGAGGTCTACGTTGTTCGTGGTTCCTGTGATGCAGCACGGCTGACTTCCCAAGAACATCAGGTAGCTTTTGCTCTTAAACATTGTCTAGTACATATTTTTTGGCAGCCTCAAACACGTCAACCTCAGCCAGCGCCTCTAATATCTTGTCTCTTCCGTTGAACTTTCTATCTTCTATGCCTGGGAGCATACCTTCTGGTAAGGTGTACCACGCACCGCCTCGTACAACGCCAAGAGCTTCACTGTTGTCTGCACTGGTTATGATAGTGGCCAGCTCGTCTACGATGTCAATATAGCCGTCAAAATCCATCGTGTAAGTAACCGTTTTACCGGGTGGGCTCATCTTATTCTTCTCAACGGTAGCCGTAACATCGACGTGTGTTGCATCCCCGCGCCCGGCTCTGATTTTCTTTGCTTTAAGCTCGATAATCATAGTCGAGTGGAACGTCAGAGCGTGCCCACCTGGAGCCACAGGCTTCGGGGCATAGATGTTCAACGAGTCACGCAGCTGGTTGGTAAAGATCATCCACACTTTGTTTCGTGCAACCGGCCCGTTAAGCTTAGGCATGAAGTCAGACATTATCTTTGCTCGTCTTCCCATGTTAGCATCTCCAAGCTCCCCGTCCACCACAGCTTTTATCGGGGCTCCAGCAACAGAGTCGAAGACTATCATATCAAACGAGCCAGAGTTGGCCATTTCGATAGCAATCTCCCCCGCTGTCTCTAGGTCGTCTACCTGAACCCATGCAACAGCGGCCATGTCTACGCCAAGCTGTGTTGCCCACTTAGGATCTAGTGCGTACTCAGTGTCGATAAAGGCAGCCGTTCCGCCTTTTGCTTGCAAGTTAGCGATAGCCTTCAGAGCGTGGGTCGTCTTACCCGAAGACTCCCACCCTGCTATCTGTACAATCCTACCCCTGGGATATCCGCCTATACCAGTGGCGATATCAAGCACTAAGCTCCCCGTAGAAACAACATCAACAACATGCTCTACATCTCCGAGCTGAAAACTCTCCCCATAAGGCTTTTTTTCTAGCTTAGCGAGAAAGTTTCTGATGGTCTTGGGGTCTTTAAGGTGAAGGCTGAGATCGGAGTCGTCAACTTTCATCACCATCAGCTACCTCTTTTCCCGAGCAGCTCTAGCAACCTTTCGTAGACCGCTCTCTGAACAATAAGTGGAGCATTAGAGTCATACTTACCCATAGCCATGACTTCCTGCACAGCCGTCTCTCCTAGCAGCTTGTCACTGTCCGACAAGTCAGACGAACGGATGTCTTCGAGAAGTGCTAGTATGGCGTCTTTGGGGTCTGACCTAGCAACTGGTAACGCCCAGTCCGGCATCTCGGGAGGCTCTACTACTACGTTTCTCTCTATCTTCGCTCCCTTGAGTCCCTTCAGGTCATACAAGTATGCCCCCACACCGAACTTAACCGCCGCTCTTTTAAGGGCATCAGAAGTTGCACCCTTAAGCTGGTCAGCACTGCTAGGAGCGCCTATGTCGCTCTTGGTGAGCCCAAGGATGGTTAGATCACACTTTATACCGCCGTACTTGTGGGTTACGTGGTCATACCTGTAATTCCCGTCGTAGCTGGGCTTGCTTACTGTCTTACCCTCATCGTCTAGGGCATAATCCCTAGTATCTTCCAGCAGGACGGTACTGTAAGAGTCACTCCAGTTCTCTGCTCCTACAACACTGTTGAGCCTAGCGGCTACTACTCTTGCGTCTATGTAAACCAACACGGAGCCACGGCTCCCTGGTCTGAAGCTTATCTCAGATAACTCAAAAGGCTCAGCCAGACGGTTGTAAACCCAGTTATCGAATTTCAATGGTAAACTCAAAGTCATCTCCTTAGGTGCCTAGTATAGCACAGACCCGCTCGCGGGTCAACGGTGGGTTCAAAGGTCTCGAATTCGAGACCTTTAATAGCACAGACCCGCTCGCGGGTCAACGTCCTCAGAAGGTCGAAAGAACTTCGTCCCTCAGAGCAAACTTGCCGAACTCTTTGTAGAACATCAAGTCTCTCACGAACACCGGTCCGTTGCGCTGCTTAGCAACCTCAAACTTAACCGGCACTTCTACCTGGTCTTTCAGGTAGGCATCTATGTTCGCAATCTCTGCTATGCTTGCGATGTCTGGATACATGAAGGCAACGATAGAAGCATCTTGCTCCAGAGAACCAGAATCTCTCAGGTCTGCTAGGTTAGGTGTGCCACCCCTCTTGACTACCTCACGGTTAAGCTGCGCAGCTATCACTAGTGGTATGTCAAGCTCGCTAGACACGTTCTTAAGCTCTCGTGATATGGTAGACAGCTGGTCGTTTCTGGTAGCCCCAGCGGTGCCCCCGATAAGACCGATGTAGTCTATGTACACTACATCACACCCATGTTCGTATACGAGCTTACGTATCTTCTGTATGACTGTGTTAACCGTGAACGGGCCTGAATCATCTAGGAACAACGGCATCTCGCTGTACCACATCAAGGCTTCTTTAACATCATCAGTAAGTTCTTTCCTCTTAAGAAGCTCCTCTCCGTTTACCTCTATCTTAGAAGAAACTAAGCGGTTCATAAGCTTTGGCACAGACATCTCCATGGACAGGAAACCCACGCTTGCCCCTATCTCTAGGTTGCTTCTGACAGACTGAAGCAGCATGGCCGACTTTCCTACGCCAGGACGAGCTGCAAGGTACGATATCTCCTTGGCGTCAAAGTCAACCAAGCGCGAGTCTATAGATTCAAGTCCTGTATATTTCAAACTAGTCCTTTTTCTTGTAACCATCTCCATGTAGGATGATATAAGAGCATCACCTGAGGAAAACTCCTTCTGTACATCCTTGGAACTTACCTGGTGGATTAGCGATGCCAGCATCGTTGTGTAGTCGGATAAGTCGCCGTCTCCCTTCTTGATGGCGTTGTCTATCTTCTTAACCCCAGATTCTAGCAGGCGGTACCCAGAAAACTCGGACAGTTGAGTGACGAACGCTACGAAAGCAGTAGCATCTACTCGGTATGACAGCATGTCATTGATCTCTGACTCTGTTATGCCAGTGTGTCCTCTCTTGTAGAGAGAATTCCACACTGTCTTGATGTTTATATCCAGCCCAGATTCAAACAGCTCTACCATAGCTGAGTACACAGCCGCATTCCCTGGATAGAAGAAATCATCTGGGGTCAGCACAGACGCTGCCCTGGTGAACAGCTCTGGCGAGTACATCACGGTTCCTAGTACAGATAGTTCGGTTTCTTTTGAGTTAAGCATTAGTCCTTTCTTCGTCTATAGGTACAAACTCATCAGACGCCACATCAAATTTCCATGCCGGTGCTGACGTTCTGAGGCGTTTCAGGTTTTCATCCGCTGCACGACGCTTATCCACGAGAGCCTTCGCCCGTTGCAACCACGGGTCATTTTCTATATTATCCCAGATGCTCGCATGAGAATCATCCGACTTCGCTGCCGCTAGCTTTTCATCTTGTATGCGGTTAGCCTCTCGCTGAAGTTCGGAGATACGCTTAGCTTCGAGCATCTCCTGGTAGAACTTAGCGTTCTGCCTCACCAACGCCATGAGGTTTCTACCACCCTGCGACAGGAAGTCTAGTGACGACCCACCCTCGCGCACCACCTTGTGCAGAGTCCACAAGCACTGCTCGTGCGAGTACTCTTTCAGCAGGGAGTTCTTGTACGCACCTACCACGGTCGCATAAAACTTCTTGGTAGAAGTGGCCACGACACCGGTTATGTCCTCATGCAGAGCAGCCCACAGCCCGGCCAAAGCGACGTGAGGGTTCTTGGGGTTCGGGTCATACGCAGAGGCAGCGAAGGAGAAGCGTGGGTACTTCGGAAAAGCCAAACCCGGCTCACGAGACGCTAACACCTGGTTGATTAAGTGCAGTGACGTACCGTCTGCATAAGCTTCACGCGCAACCTTAACTGCGTCGTCGTTCGTCTCTGCATCACGTATCCTTTTGGAATAATCAGTGGATGACACGGTAGTGGCATCCGAAATAGTCGCCCCTGACGGCGTTTCCTCGGTTTTGGGTGAGTTAAGGTCCTTTATTCTTTTCTTATCTATTCTAAGGGGCTGCTCCACGCTAGATTTATCCCGTGCAGCACGTGATTTCTTCACAGTTTCCGTAGGCTCGGTTCTGGAAAAATTTTTCTCAACGCTTGGAAATATTTTTCCGAGGAAGGCCTGTTTCTGCTTAGGCGGGGCTAGTTTCTCAACCAGAAAAGTCCTGAATTCCACCTCATCTCTTTCCAACCAAGACTCCCATGCGTCTATGAAATAACCCTCGTGGTCGTCGCCTACTGATAGCCCTAGCGAGCTGCTCTCAAACCGCAGCCGTTTCCCGAGCAAAAACAGCCACCCATCTGCAAACGCATCACGACGTATGAGCTTCAGATCCTCCAGTGTAGACAAGTGGTTGTTTATACTCTTAGGCGTAAATCCCGTGGCCTCACACAACTCATCTAACGAGAAGTAAGCTGGTAGCCAGCCGTCGTCGTACAGAGATGCTACACGTGACACCCATCCCTCGCTCTTGTACTTCAGGGATTTTTCACCCTGCCTCCAGACACGTGTGAGTAGTAACCTGTACACACCACCTACCGACGCGCTGTCAAAAAACCTCAGATACTCTGGGGTTCTAAGAAGCGAATACGGTGTTATGAGGAACGGTTCGTTTATCTGCTTTCGTGACATTCTTCCCTCCGGTTGACACTAGTACTGTATAGTGCTAGAATGGTTTATATATGACTGAATCTTATGTACGCGGTAAGGATATCATCGTTGCCGTAGATATCGCCTTGAACAAAACAGGCATAGTAATCATGTCCGGGATGACAGTAGTAAGAAGTGACGTTTTTACACTGAAAACATCTGGAAACTATCTTGACAAACTCGATAAGATTCATGCTTACTTCTTGGAGTACTTCGACGAACTATTTAAGATGGAGCCTAACAGCATAGAATTAGTCTTAGAAGGCCGACTTTCGCGTGGTTTTTCGGGTAATGTACTTGCCTCTATAGAAGGAGCCAGAGTGACCACCTACCTTTCTTTCCATGCTAAGCTAAGAGAATATGTGAATGGTGAGAAACCTAAAGTTTTCATATACAGCCCCGGCACCGTTAAAAAATTCTTCGCTGGGAGAGAAAACGCCACTAAGTCAGCCATGCATACCGCAGTTGTCTCACGGTTCTCATCCTTGAAGAAGATAAAATTCCAAGAGGATGTCTATGACGCTATCTACTTAGGGTTATATCACTTATCCGGAAAGGAGAAAAAGAAGAGTGATACTAGACGAGGTAAAAAAGTATCCTGAGCTTAGCGAGATACTGATAGACCGTGATAAACTCCTGAGAAGCTTAGGTATAGATATGGTCACACGCGAATATATCGTCCTAGCCGAGCTTACGATACCAGAGCTGCAAGACCTACAGATTAAGTCTCTGATGTGGTCTGAGACGGTGAACGAGGCGCTCAGCACAGCTGAGCTTCTTAGGGACAAGCAAGCTGGAGAAACAGAACGTATCTCCTCCGAAGTCATAAAAAACATGATGTCTATGGAGACTGAGTATAAGGTCACAGAGGCTAAGGCACACGCTAAGGCTTCTCCTAAGGTTATCGAGGCTTCAAACAAGCTCAGCACCTTAGTCGCATACTGTAAGTTCTTAGACAGGCTCAGGGAAACCATAGATAAGTACCACTACACCGTAAAAGGTCGCACACGTAAGATGGACGAGATAGAAAGGAAGTACTGAGTTGAGCATACAAGACGCAAGAGAAAAGCTTGAGTTTGCAGAAGCGCACCCAGATATATTCGATCCAGTCAAGGTTCTAGACAAAGGGTTCGTAAGACTCGTAGACTGGTACGGCACCGACTCGCGTATCGCTGAGGCGGCGCGTGTGTCTTACAAAGGTGGCACCAAAGCGGTGAGGAACGATGCCGGTCTGGTTGACTACCTCATACGTCACTCACATACTAGCCCTGTAGAGCAGGTTGGCGTGACCTTCCACATCAAAGCCCCTATATTCGTGGCTAGACAGCTCTTTCGACACAGAACCAGCTCGATAAACGAGATAAGCGCTCGATACTCGGTTGTGGAGGAGGAATTCTATGTTCCAGCAAAGGCAAGAGCCCAAGATTCAGTCAACAAGCAAGGGAGTGTCTTCGACGAGCGTCTGAGCAGCCCTAAGATGAAGGCTATCGTTGAGGAAGTGGACAACATCTCTTACTCTGCGTATAAATCTCTGCTGAAAGAGGGCGTAGCGAGAGAAATGGCCAGGATAGTGCTCCCGGTTAACCTCTACACGGAGTTCTACTGGAACCAGAACCTACATAACCTTCTGCACCTCATACGGCTCAGGGTTGACGAGCACGCACAGTGGGAGATACGTCAGTATGCCGAAGAAATGTACCTGACGGCTAAGATATTGTTCCCTGGGGCGGTTTCCTCATGGGAAAACCACACCAAAAACTCGGTAAAGCTGTCGGGACACGAAGTAGAGATGCTTCATGAGACACTTACTCCAGACATCTTAGAAGCATTGCTGGAAACTGTTGAAAAAAGTGACCTTCCTTCTGGCATCAAAAGGGAAACTTCGGAAAAGTTTAAAGCCCTGGTGAAGTGATGGACGAGATCTTTGCTGGGCTAGATACTGTCCTGAAGATAGTAGACACAGACTCTGATGTCTTGATACAGTCTTTCGGGACTAAGCTCTATGTGGCCTCGAACAACGAATACCACGCAGCGATACATGAGGTTGTTACTGATACAGAGCCATTCCGTATAGTCTTGGAAGGAGAAAGTGCAAAACAGCTCCACAAAGCATTCTACGGTGGTAGCATCTCTGTAGACGACAACATACTTACTGTAGACAGCGACGGGTCGTCTGCTGAGTTCCTCGGTCTCACAGGTAAAGAAAAGCTTACGGTCAAACGCTTAGGAGCTAAGTACACAGCAGATGACCCCGTAAGTATCGAGCCGACAGAACTACTCAGATTGTTTTCCGAAACAAAGCACGCAGCAGGCAGCCGTGATGTAGGGGATGTGCGCTTCACTGGGTATCACATCTGCATAGGTAGCTCGACTTTAGAGGTCATGGCCACTGATGGGAGTGTTATATCCTTGACAGATGCGAAGGCTACCTACCACGGAGACGACGCTCACACCTTAGTGGTTGGGGAGGAGTTCTCGGTGGTTCCTGCTCTGATGCCAGGGGCTGAAAAAGCACTGTTGGCCTGGAAGGAAGGTACTATATCGACTACCTTCACTAAAGGTAAAGAGACCTTGAGGGTAGTTTCTAACATCATAGCCCAGTCACCGATACTTTACCAAGAAGTTGTAGAAAAAACCGTCAGTGCGAACACCAACGAGTATATCATACCTCGCTCAGACTTCGTTACCGCACTCAACAAGGTAATATTCTTCACCGGAGACGACCAGAAGCAGAGGATAGACATCGAGGTAGAGGGCTCGGTCTGTACTTTCAGGGCTAAGAACAACAAAGGTTCTGTCACAGCGATTTCTGCCATAACTCCGCTGGTTACTGAGCACGAAAAGCTTAAGTTCGGGATAAATCTTACATACCTTCTAGCGTTCCTGAAATCAACGAAGTACGAGGACATACACCTGTGGGTTAACACCGACAAAACTCCGATATTGTTTACTACAGGCACAGGAAAGGAGATAATCGCCGTTTTCAACACTTGACAGCCAAAAGGATACCTGCTATACTAGCGTCATACCCACATTTGGGTGAAAGGATAAAACATGACAAACACACTTGAACGCCAACCATCAGCTTCTTCTCTCACACTACGTGAGAACTTCGACGCATTCGTCGCAGCCTTTGAGGACGAGTTCCGTGCACAAGCAACAAAGAAGAACGAAGCCTCAGAACGCAGGATGCGTAACCTACTCCGTAAGTTCACCAAGCAAGTCTACGAGCCCTACAGGGACACGACACTCGGAAGGAACCGCGAGTAACCACCTATGAATGACGTAACTTTGAGTGGGATTATAAGCGGATCGTTTCAGGAGTACGGTAACGACGGAATCCTGTTTAAGGCTGTTGTATCGGCTGGCAGTAACAACAGCGATGAATTCACGTGCTTAGCTTTCAGCAACAACGCCTCCTTCATCAAGCACAAGGGTAAGAGTGGTCAGCGCATCGTTTTCCAAGGCAGACTAGGTAGCGATAAACTCGGTACGGAAAACTACCACAGTGCCCTTACTGTGGGTCGAGTCCTTGCGATAACTGACTCCGACAACGGTACTGACTCTGCATCTATCGTAGTCACAGGAGAATCCGAAGTACAGGATATCCGATACGTTGGGCAGAAAGAGACACCGTTGGTTCCCATCAAGATGACCAACCTCAGAAGCTTCCGAGGACGAGACGGGCAGACCAACACTTACAAGACATTCATCGGTGCCTCCGCATGGTCTGACAGGGCTGTGGCATTAAACGCTTCGTCTCCAGAGGGTGTCTACCCGCTGGTAGTCTCAGGATTCCTGAGGTCTAGGAACTACGAGAACCAGGACGGCGACACCATCGAAAAGATTGATGTATGGGTGCAGGAGGTTCTACAGGGAGAAGGACTCTTCGGTGACGAAGACTCCTCCCCGGCGGAGACTGCTAAGCCCGAGAAAAGCAGCAAAACCGAGAAGAAAGAGCCACGACGCGCTGCCGTTGACGACGCTCCTTTCTAAACACGAGGGTAATTCCCTCGTAGACTCGCAGACTGATTGCCTCCACGTGGCGCGAGTTGGGTCAAGCTAAACATCAGTACGGTTCGTGGTTGACACCCACACTGAAAACCGCATGGAAAAGGCACTCGCTCAGGATAATGGTTCAAATTCTTCCGATAAATAGCACTCGACTAGGTGGAAGCCCAAACAGAGTGTGGCGGGTGCCTGGAACATGCACGAGAAAGGGGTAAGATGCTAGTAGGTATATCGGGCAAGAAAAGGGTAGGGAAAGACACATTCTACCAGCTGTCAAAAAGCCACTTAGAACACAAAGTTCCAGGCATAAAAGTAAGAAAATACTCCTTTGCAGATGCAGTTAAGCAGTACGCTGTAACATATTTTAAAACTAACCCAGAAGATAAAGAAGTAACTAGGTACATACTACAGGGCATCGGACAGATGATGCGAGATGTTGTACGTAAAGACTACTGGATAGAGAAAGTACTTAACCTGTACGAACTAGATGTGCTAGTCGGAGGTGTTGACGTAGGGTTTGTCACCGATGTACGCTACACAAACGAAGCTGATATCTTCCACGACGACGATCTGTTGGTCAGAGTCACAGCACCCATCCTCCACTCAGACCCCCACCCCAGCGAAACAGCTCTGGATAACTATCACTTTGAGTACATGATAAACAACGATGGAACACTAGAAGAGTACAAAAGAAAGGTGGAAGAATGGACGGACAAGATGATACTCCCCAGATTGATGAAGTAGCCGCTATGCAAAACACGATACTAGCAATGAGGGATCTCATAACTCCCAAGATAACCTTCGAGAAGCTTCTAGACACAGCGGTGATTCCAACACACCACGGTGAGTCTCAGCACGACAACGTAGGCATGGACTTCTATGCCGCTGAAGATGTTAACTGGAGGCGGGTATTCCATGAAAACACCGTTGGTCATGCAGATGTCATCCAGAAGTCTCCTTCCATAGTCTCTGTTGCACTAGTGCGCACCGGGTTGCGTGTAGCCCTACCACCAGGGATGCACCTCAGGTTTGCCTCACGGAGCGGGTTAGCTACAAAGTCACTTCTCTATGCATTTCCCGGGACAGTAGACTCTTCGTTTCGCGGAGAGCTTATGATACAGCTTCTTGCTTTCGGAACGCATCCGCCCTACCTGAAAGCTGGGGCTAAGATCGCTCAGGGGATAGTTTTCCGGAGCGAAAGCTATAACATCTTCGAAGGTAAGGTCTCTCTAGATACATCCCGTGGGGAGGCAGGTTTCGGGAGCACCGGACTGTGATGCCTATCTACGACTACAAGTGCCGAGAATGTGGTAACATATGGGAAGTAGAACACTCGATATCGGTGGATGACGCTGTGGAAGAACTAGGACTGAAATGCCCAGAATGTGGGTCACAAGACATCTTCAAGTACCTGGGCAAGCGCAAGAGCCTTACAGTCAAGTTTATCGGCACTGGGTGGTACATCAACGATTCAGCTTTAGAAGCCGCTGGGATGCCAGAAGCTACCAGAAACAGCCCGGAGACCAAGAAGCGTTTGTTCAGAGACTGAGGAGGGTTATGTGCTGTCAGAGATACTAGAAAAAGTTGACTTCGTTGCCCTCGTGTCACGAAAAATCTCTCTAACAAAGACCAAGCCAGATTCTTACAAGGGGCTTTCTCCGTTCACGAACGAGAAAACCCCAAGTTTCTTTGTGAACGCTCACTCTAAGACGTGGTATGACTTCTCTGCTGGTAAGGGCGGGGGAGTTATCGACTACGTGATGCAGACAGAAAACATCTCTAAGGAGGGTGCAGTTGCCTTCTTAGCAGACCTCGTAGGCATAGAGATAGAGCAGAACCATCACCTGACCCCACTGAGGAAGATAGTCAAACTGAGCTACGATTTTTTCCTGGAGCACGCGGAGCAGGCTTACCCGTACATGAAGTCTCGGGGGTTTTCTGTAGACACGTTGAAGCGTTACGGGGTGGGATTCGCCCCAGACGGCAACAAGACACTTATAGACCATCTTCTTGCGGCTAAGTGTAAGTCAGACGACATAGTTGCAACTGGAGTCGGGTACATCAACAACGGAAGGCTGCTCTCTAGATACCAGAACAGAGTGGTTTTCCCGATAAAAGACGCCTATGGCACTATAGTTTCGTTTACGGGCAGGGCAACCGACGCAACCCATCACGCCGCACCGCGTTACGTCCACGGTGCTAGCTCTCCGATATTCCGCAAGAAGGAAGTCGTCTGGAACCTGAGCAGCGTAAGAAACCTTATCGCTGAGCACAACATGGTTATCGTGTGTGAAGGTCAGATGGATGCGTTGTCTGTGTGTGAAGCCGGTCTTCCTGGCGTGGCGATACTAGGTTCTAACCCCACCAACGAGCAGATAAAACTGCTTGCTGGAGCAGCAGCAAACATCTACTTTGTCTTCGACTCTGACTCTGCTGGTGAAAAAGCGCTGCTAGAAGCCTTCAAGGTCGCAGAAGACACTGGGGTAGACTCCGTTCTGTACTCTATAGTGCTCCCGGAGAAAGAAGACCCCAACTCGTACTTGCAGTCACACTCTACAGAAGACTTCTTGTCTTTGGTAACCAATGCCAGGTCAGATACATCTGCTATCATCCGTGCACTCATCAAGAAAAACTTGGGAGCTAACCGCACCAGAAGCCAAGTAGCTAGCGCTGTCATACGCGAGCTAGCGCCTTACGTTCAGAGTAAGCTCAGCTACCGTGGTTTAGACTTAGTAGAGCGAGCTTCTCAGGAGTTCAGCATAGACCAGCGCCAGCTACAGCAGATGATCCAGTACAAAAACGCCGACAAAGTGTCTGCACTGGATCTGGATAAGATGACATTCCCAGCACCGATATATGAAAGACGCATACTCTATTTCGTTCTAGACAACCCTAGTAACATCATAGAGTTCAGGAAAAGCGGGATTTCTTACCTAGATTTTGAATCTTCACTCGTGAGCAAAGCCTTAGAAACAGTTGACCCGACCATGGACTCAGCTGCTGTGTTCGACGCCTTGAAAGACGCCCTTGAAGAGGAAGAATACTACACGATACTGGAGTTTTACTCGAAGGGTCTAGACGGGTCGTTCACGACAGCGCTAGAGGTCATGCGGGGGATGGTGCTCAAGAGAACCAGAGACGCTAAGAACGATTTCCTCGGGAGGTCTACGCCAGACACGGACTTCATCAGAGAGAAAAGGCGAGAACTTAAGGAAAAGTTAGGAGCAAGGTGACATCCTCCCCGCCCTAAAGGACGGGGCTTCCCGGTAATTCCGGGATGGTTCTCGCTTCAACGGCAACAGCGTCCGCGTTCTTAGAACGCCTCGGTCTCACACTGCCTCCACGAGCAGTAACGGCTTGTCCAGCCGCCAGAATGTTTAGTGCTGCATTAACGTCCCGGTCGTGCATTTCGCCGCATTCCGGGCACCGCCAGCTCCGGGACGAGAGCGGCAGATTGGAGAGAACGTGACCACAGCCGGAACAGCGCTTCGTGCTCGGGTACCAGCGGTCGATTTCGACCAACTCGCGCCCGTACCACTCGGACTTGTAGCGAAGCTGCCTCACGAACTCAGACCACGAGGCGTCGGCAATCGACCGGGCGAGGGGGCGGTTTTTGAGCATCCCAGACACGTTCAGCGTCTCGACCGCGATGACTTGGTTTTCGTCAACGAGGCGGCGGCTGAGCTTGTGCAGGAAGTCACGTCGGGTGTTGGTAATCCTCTCATGGGTGCGTGCTACGCGACGGCGCTGGGCTTCGTAGCGTGCCGAGCCCGGCTGCTTACGGGCAAGTCGGCGTTGCTCCCGGGCGAGCCGCGTACGCAGGTGCTCGGTCTTGGGGGCAACAAACTTCTCCCCGGTCGAGAGCGTGGCGAACGCCGAGAGTCCGAGGTCTACGCCCACCGCGTCGGTGGTCTCCGGCAGCGGCTCCACCTCTGCGGTAAACCGCATCGAGATGTGGTACCTGCCGGACGGCGATCTGGTGACCGCCATGGTGGTAACGGCATCGAGGTCGATGTCGCGGTGGAGCACGATGTCGAGGGGCTCCGACATTTTGGCGCGGTACACCCTGCCGTTCCGAATGCGGAACGCCGACCGGGTGTATTCCGCGGCTTGCTTATCGCGGCGCTTCCTAAACCTCGGGTAGCGGGTACGCCCCGCAAAGAAGTTCTCGTACGCCGTTTGGAG